TTTTAATATGAAAGGAGTTGTATATGCCAAGTGTATTTTTAGTAAGCGATACGCACTTTGGTCATCTCGGTGTATGCAAGTTCTTGCGTGCTGATGGTGTCACAAAGTTGCGACCATGGGATAGTCCTGAAGAAATGGATGAAGAAATGGTGAAGCGATGGAACGAAACAGTAAAGCCAACTGATAAAGTTTATCATCTTGGTGATGTTGTTATTAACCGTAAAGCATTGAAAATTATGCATCGGTTGAATGGTGATAAAGTTTTGATTCGTGGTAACCATGACATCTTTAGGGATGATGAATACCGCGAACACTTTCGAGAATTACGTGCATATCATGTAATGAATGGAATGATTTTATCACACATACCATTACATCCTGATTCGTTAGGTAGATTCGGTGTTAACATTCACGGACATACTCATGCAAATCGTGTTACGAAATTTGAGTATGGTCATGATAGAATCGATCCTCGTTACCACTGCGTTTGTGTCGAGCAAACAGACTTCAGACCCATCTTGTTTGAAGACGTTCTGAAAAGAATTAAAAGCGAGGGTGGTGTTGTTGGATTCAAGAATGGTAACTATTAATGGAGAGTGGGCAGGATGGTAATGCAGCAGATTGCTAATCTGTCATCGTAGTGATACGGTGAGTGGGTTCGATTCCCACACTCTCCGCCAAATGCGCTGCAGCTAATCAGGGGTGCTTCCGTTCTCGCCCTGTTAAAATAAAAAATATGACGGAGCCAAATTTTAGTGCTTGACTTTAATGATGAAGTGAAGTATAATAAAGGATATGCGGTTGTGATGGAATTGGTATACATATCGGACTTAAAATCCGAGTTTTGAGAGTTCGAGTCTCTCCTTCCGCACCATGTCCCTATCGTATAATGGATAATACAACTCTCTTCTAAAGAGTGAATGTGGGTTCAATTCCTGCTGGGGATGCCAATTTAAAAAGCTACCGACTCCGAAAATGCTATTTTAATAAATAGTAGCATAGGAGGAATATATGGGTGCTAATCAGTATACGTATGGCAAAAAGATGACAGAGGAAACTAAAAAGAAGTTATCTGAAGCCAGTAAGAAACAAGTTTGGACTGAAGAACGTAAGAAACTTCATTCTGAACGAATGAAGCAAGCAGTAGCGAATAATCCAGAATCATATAGTTCTGGAAATAGAGGTAGAGTTAAAAGAATAGAGTATGATGGTTTATCATTTCAAGGTAAATGGGAATTATATTTCTATCAGTGGTGTAAAAGAAATAATGTAAATGTAGGTAAATGTAATGAGTGGTTTGAATATGAGTGGAATGGTACTAGAAAGTATTTCCCAGATTTCATTCTTCCAGAGTATGAAACCTATGTTGAGGTGAAAGGATATAAAACTGAACGAGACATTGCAAAATGGAATCAGTTTAAAAAGAAATTGTTAGTAGTCGATAAGAAGGATATACCAAAACTTCTTAACGATACTTATAACTTGGGCTTATAGCATAATGGTAGTGCTGACAACTCATAATTGTTAAGGTGTTGGTTCGATCCCAACTGAGCCCACCAAGGCACACGTGGCGGAGAGGTCCAACGCAACAGTCTGCAAAACTGTAAAACCACTGGTTCAATTCTTTCCTAGCCCACCAAGTTTTTTGATTGATGATATATCTATATGATATACATTGTTTGATTTTTCTGGAATTACGTCGCAAGCTCCAGGTGTTCTTGTTGGACAAATTCCAAATCTATGACATAAGTGTTGTTCGCATGCGTTGATTACTTTGACAACTTTTCCAGTCCAGTCGATGACATTAATTTCTGTCACGACATCTAATTCTGCATTAGTTTGTCTTCCGAGGGTAGCGTATAATTTACCTTCCTCCATCAAATCAGTGTGAAATTTAACAACGGCATCAATTGTCTTAAAGTAACCAGTGGTAACTCTTTGTTCATAATAGCCAGATTTGTTTATTCTGCGTGAAAAGGTTCTTTTGAGTTTACCCTTTTGGTAGAAGTTATGTTGATTTTTATCTCTAACTTCTTGTTCAAATTGCTTGATGTTTTCTGAATCGATGTTATTCACATCCGAGAAAAATACATCGGCAGTTTTGTTTATGTTAATAATTTCTAATGAATACATAGTTTTCTTTGTAAGTGTGTCGCTGAAAGGTTAGGCTACAGTCTGCAAAACTGTTTTATGTGGGTTCGACTCCCATCACTTACTCCACAAGATTTTATATTTATACTTGACATTTAATGCTAATTCAGGTATACTTGAGTTTGTTAGTTAGTAATGCTCGGTTCGTCTATCGGTTAGGACACTGCCCTTTCACGGCAGGAAGAGGGGTTCGATTCCCCTACCGAGTACCAGATTTAATTGCATTGGGTTACCAGATCCAGTAGGATGCGCAAGCATTGGCTGTCTCGACGGAGATGGGTGCGTTGCGTCATCATGAACGATGGAAACGAACAAGCTGACGGGATACGGTAGTCACGCTGGGTAGTCTGGAATGTAATGTGAGATGTGACCAGTCGCTAGACGATAGCGTGGTTAGTCATCGGGTGATGATTGTTGCTGATCATCCTAGTGCAATTAAATGTGGTAATGGAGATGTAGGAAAATTGGTAACCCCAGCTGACTGTAAATCAGCCACCTCTGGTATTGTTGGTTCAAGTCCAACCATCTCCACCAATTTGGTCTCAAAGTGTTCATGGACGCACACGACACTGTCACTGTCGAAGAAGGGGATCGTTACCCCTTGAGACCGCCAGTTATTGCGGGAAGGTCAAGCGACCCGAATGGTCTCATAAGCCATGTCGAGGGTGGAGCGTTACCACCTCCCGCTACCAAAAAATTAGTCCCGCAATGGCTATGACTGATAATCCCTATTCAGTTATCCACACTTCTGCGAGGTAGGTGAGAGACCTATCATAAAAATGTGCGAGTGATGGTGGACTTCGCATACGGATTTCTAGACCTGAGGATCGTCGTCCAACATTAGCAAGACTCAATCGCAATTGTTTAGGGACAGTTGTCATTGATAAGAGTTGTTGTGAAACTGCTTTTATCAATGTATGCTCTATTAGTATATTGGTATTATTCCTGTCTTGTAATCAGGAGAAGGTAGTTCGATTCTATCATGGAGCACCAATGGTGATGTAGCTTAGACGGTAGAGCAATTGCTTCATACGCATTAGGTCAGTGGTTCGATCCCACTCATCACCACCATGACTAAGTAGTAAAAAGAATAAGCGGATGTGACGCAATTGGTAGACGTGCTTGCCTTAGAAGCAAGATTCTGGAGGTTCAAGTCCTCTCATCCGCACCAAGTTTTATTCCCTGATAGCTCAGTCGGTAGAGCGACGGACTGTTAATCCGCAGGTCGGTGGTTCGAGCCCACCTCGGGGAGCCAGATTTTACGTGGAGATTTTATTGAAAATTATTGAAGATTCTAGCCCACACTACGTGAGGTTCACTCACGATGGTTTGGATAAAGTTGTAGGTAAATGTCAGCAAATATTATCTACCATAAACATGACTGATGAAAATTTCATTCATCATAGAGTTTCAGTTGAAGAAGGTAACGAAATTCTAAGTATGATACCATTTTCAAAATCATTTAACTTTATGCAATATAGAGTTTCGTTATTCATTTCAAAACCTGGATTGTATTATCGTGCTCATAAAGATGGTCTTGATCATAGATTCAGTATAAATTATCCAATACAAATATTAGATGATAAGTGCGTCACCAGTTGGTATAGTGACAAAGATCTACATGGTTATAAGATTGATACTCTGAATAATAAAAGTAGAGAATGTATTGACTTTGATAAAGGTAATCATACTCCAACAAAAACCATGACAGCAAAAATGGGTGAGTGTATTTTATTCAATACAGATTTATTTCACGATTGGGATAATACTGCTTCAGATAATTATCGTGTTGTTTTAACATTACGATGTAAAAATCCTGGGAATATATACTTTCAGGAAGCTAAACAAATTTTATTTAAATACTTATGAAAGATGCTATGAATATTGTGCCACTTAAAAATAAAGTACTTGTCGCTGAAAATAAAAGCGAACAAAAAACTGAATCAGGAATTATTCTAGAAGGAGCTAATTCTGTCCGCGATTCTAGATCTGGAACAGTAGTTGCTGTTGGACCTGATGTTGTTGATGTCAAAGTTGGTGATGTTATCTATCTAGAGTGGAACAAAGGGCAAATCGTTAAAGTTGATGACGCTCAACGTGTTATTATCGAAGATAAGTATATCGTAGCAGTATTAGACAAATAATAGTATGCCCTAATAGCTCAGTTGGTAGAGCAGTGCATTAGTAATGCAAAGGTCGGGAGTTCGAGTCTCTCTTGGGGCACCAATTTTGGAGGTAATATGACAACAGGTGGTAAAGGTGATAAACCAAGACCATATAGCATTCCCTTAGCAGAGTTTGATAATCGCTGGGATACTATATTCGGTAAGAAAAATAAAGAAGATAACACTGGCGTCACAGTTAATGAATATCAAGATGTTCTCTCAACTGAAGATGCTATTATTGGCGTGACGAATAACGAAAAAGAAATTTAATATCTCGATGGTGTAACGGCAGCATGTGGGTCTCCAAAACCCTTGGTGGGAGTTCAAATCTCTCTCGGGATGCCAAATAGGAAATGAAATGAAGAAGATTCTTATATTATTTTTGTTTATGTGGTCAACAGCATTCGCTAACACTTGGCCAACAAAAGAAATCACTTTAATCGTACCATTCCCTCCAGGTGGAACGACTGATAAAATAGCAAGGGCATTCGCCAACGACTTACCAACTATTTTAAAAGTTCCAGTTGTTGTAAAAAATGTTCCAGGTGCGAATAACATTAGAGGTATGCAAGAAGTATTAGCTGGAGATCCAGATTATACTTTTATCGTAACAGCTTCTAGTATTATTACTTCTCACATTCCAATCAATTCCGATCTGTATAAAAAGTTTCAGCCAATAATGATTGTTGGTTCTTCTCATCAGATTCTTTATAGAAATCCAAACACTGATCCAAATAAGTTACTGGCTCAAATAAAAGCAAAAGAACGCATTCAAGTAGCTGTTCCTGATGTTGCTGGTGAGCAGACAATTTGGATTGATGGATTAAAAGGAATGTCAGTTGATGTTGTTCCATTCAAAGGAACTGCTCAACAAGCAATGGGTGTTATGCAGGGTCAACCAGAATATGGAGTGTTAAGTGTGTTTGGTGGTTGGCAATGGTTTTCTCAGAAACAACTTATTCCTGTGATGATAGGAGCAAATGAGAGATCTAAGTTTTTCCCAAATGTTCCAACCACAAAGGAACTTGGGTTAACAGGAAATGCGTTTGATATCGTTTATCTTCTTGCGTCATCGAAAGAAGTTAATCCGAAAGTTGCGCAACAATTAAATAGCGCACTTAAGTTCGTCGCATTAAATAGTGATGCGATTAAAAACTATGATGATACTGGAATGAACGTGAATCTTTATGATCTTAAAAAATCTAAAGAAGTTTGGGATGATCAAGAAAGAAAAACGAAAGCGTATTATAAAATGAAATAATGCGGGTAAGCTCAAGGTGAGACGCCAGCCTTCCAAGCTGCGCTGAGTGGGGTTCGACTCCCCCTACCCGCTCCAAATAATAATGTCATGATAAAAATAATTGATGATTTTATACCATTAAATGAGCAAGAAGAAATTAAGGAAATATTCCTTGGTCACAGAACATCATTCCCATGGTTCTTTAAATCAGATGTGACATTTAAGTATGGTAAACAAAACAGACCAGCAATGGCACATACCTTCATTTGGAAAGGTAAAACAATAAGTCCATTCGCAGAGGGTGCTGTTCGGTTAGGAAAGATAGGTGCTGAGAAAGCTGACTATAAATTCAATTCAGTTCTCAACGCAAGAACATTCCTACAGTTTCCCCTAAACCCAAACTCCCTAGAAGACGATACACCAGATTCGGTGCATATCGATACACCTACCAAACACTTGGTAGTTTTATATTACGTCTTAACGGCAGATGGTGATACAATAATTGGAGATACAAAGATAACTCCAAAACAGGGTAGAGCAGTTTTGTTTGATGGATCATTATATCATACAGCGGAGCAACCAAAAAATGGCATGCGGTGTGTCATTAATGTAAATGTAGTATAGGAGATTGAAATGCGTAAAGCAATCGATATTGATGAAGTTAAAACATTCATCGAAGCACAGAGTCCCGAAACAAAAATCTACATTGGTGGTGACTCTGAACGATTGTTAATCGGTAACGATTGGTATGCAGATTACACATTGGCCATTGTAGTTCATATTGATGGTAAACATGGTTGTAAGATTTTCGGTGAAGTTCAAAGAGAACGAGACTGGGATCAAAAGAAAAATAAACCAAGAATGCGTCTTATGAATGAAGTATATAAAATTGCAGAACTATATTTGAAACTACAAGATATTCTTGAAGATCGTAAAGTAGAAGTTCACTTGGACATTAATCCGAATGAAATGCATGGTTCAAGCTGTGTCATTAATGAAGCTGTTGGTTATATCAGAGGTATGTGTAATGTTATTCCTATGGTTAAACCAAAAGCATTTGCTGCTTCTTATTGTGCAGATAGAATGAAAGAAATTTTGTCATATAGAAAAGTCGCTTAATGTTTAATTATACTCATAATAATCATTGTAAGTATGGTTATAATAATGTCTGGTTCGTTAATAGATTTAGCGAATCAGACATTTTCATGTGTGAGTTCGGTCAGATTGAAAAGGAATTATCTTTTAGAGAATCAAATAAGTTAGCAGCTGAGTTAATATCAGCATCAACTAACAAACCGATACGATTGATGCTTAGTAATGGTGGTGATTCTCAAATAATGGCCAGAGCATTTATAGATGCTAATGTGAAGTTCTCTGTTGCAATCATGAGATACTTCAGCAATTCTATTTGTTTAAATGATCATGATATAAATTCTGCCATTCAGTTCTGTAAAAAGAACAATATTGAAATCAAATACTATGATTTACATATAGATAGATATCGGTTCAATTTTGATTATTCTGAATATCTAACTTCTCAGTGTAGTAATATACATCTATATCCACATATGTGGCTGATGCTTGAAATTATGAACGATGGTCACTTGCCTGTTTGTGGTGAGGGTGATCCTTATCTTTATGAGAATAATGGCGAAATGATTTTTCAAGAGCGTGAAGATTTATTCTGTCGTTATAAATTATTCATCAATAATATGTACGAAGGAATCCCATCTTTTTATCATTACTTACCTGAACAGATGTATTCATTTTTAATGCACGATGAATCGAGGTGTGTAACTAAAGACAACTTAGAATCAAAACAAAAATTGTATTCTAGTTGTTATCCTGATTATGCGAGTAGAACTAAACGAACAGGTACGGAGTTGTTGAAAATAAAACAGCAAGAAGTTTCTGAAGTGACTAAGTATTGTACTGATTCTATATTAATTCCATATAATAAACTACTATGTTCTTTGAAAAATTCCAACAATTCGTAGATAAAGATTCTCGTAAAGACAGAGAACTTGCTCGAGTAACAACAGAGACTTTATCTAACAGAATGGAAGTTCTTCTTCCAGAGTGGATGATTAGAGATAAAATCATTCTTGATTACGGTAGCGCACTTGGTGCTTCTGGTCACTGGTGTTTAAGTAAAGGTGCCAAAGCATACATAGGTGTTGAAATTCAAAAAGATTATCGTGAAGAGTCTATCAATCTATTGTCTGAATATTGGACATCTGAACAATTTCAAATACTTGATTCATTACCTCAAGAACCATGTGACATAACACTTGCTTCTGGAGTTATTCATGGGCACTTTGATACTTTCTGTATATTGAATAAACTTTGTTCTTTAACAAAGGAACGATTGGTTATCGAATCAATAAACATTCCTGAGCAACAATTCCCACGAATAGAGATACGTCCATGGCAGATGATAAATCAGTCAAACATTGACACACCATTTACTGGCGTAGCATCAATTCCAACATTCTCAGCACTTATTCTTATTCTTCAAAACAATTCATTTTTCATAGAGGGTGATAAGATTTACCCTAAACGCATCTTTGGTTCTCATGATGCATACAGTGATCTAGAACAACATACAAAAATACCAAATAGATATATCGCCAGATTTAAAAAATCGAACACTAAGATGAGTACTCTTGAAGATAACATAGCAAATAACAAATGTAAATTCACAGAAAATAAACATATCGTGTTTGAAAAGAATCAAACAGTCTGGGAATTCAACGAAGAAGTTGCAAAGAAATTTCAAACAGAAGCTATCACAAACATACCTGATTATGAACGTGTGATAGAAATGTGTATTGATGTAGCAAAAACAAAATTAGATAAAACAGCTAATATCGTTGATGTTGGTTCAGCACTTGGTCATACTGTCAATAAGTTCATTGAATCTGGATTCAATAATGTTTGGGGTTTAGAATCAAGTCAAGCTATGATAGACAACTCTTTGGTTAAAGATAGAATACGATTATCTTCTGTTATTCCTAACCATTGGAAAACTAATTTGGTTATTGCCAACTGGACTTTACACTTCATTAATGAACGTAAGTCTTATCTTGTTGATGTGTATAATTCTCTTGAGGATAATGGCATTTTAATACTAACAGATAAAACTGTTCAGACTGAAGAAATTAAAAATATGTATTACGATTGGAAACGTAGCAACGGAATATCAGATGAATACATATTTGAGAAAGAACAAAAACTACAAGGATATATGCACTGTTATCCAGTTGAGTGGTATATTGACACATTGAGAGATGTTGGTTTCAGAAATATACAAATCATCAATAGTAGATTCGGTTTTGTGACATTCAAAGTTGACAAATAATAATAATAACCAAGGTATAATTTTACTATGATTTTACTTATTCTTCTCTTCGTTAAACATTGGTATGTCGACTTTGTTCTTCAGACAAATGAAATGGTCAATGGTAAAGGTATTTACGGAAATGCCTTTGGTATACAACATTCATTGCAACATGCTGCGTTTACGTTGGCATTATTGTTGTTGGTGGCACACCCACTTCTTGCAATCATTCTTGCGATGTTCGACTTTATCACTCACTATCACATTGATTGGTTCAAGATGAATAAGGGTTGTCGAGACATACAGAATCCCAAATTTTGGAATCATCTTGGTCTCGACCAACTTGCACATCAAGTAGTTTATATTATCATCTGGTTCATTATTGCAAATTGACATTTATTGAAAAATGTAGTAAAATTATGGTATATTGATTGAAAGGTTGTTAATGTCTTATTTTATTCGTAATGGTAATACCTATCGTGTAGCTTCTGAAGAATCTATGGATCTTCATAAAGCTCTACCAGTTGGTAACTACACTATCAAACAAGATCCAATGTCAGGAATTTTGTTTCTTGAAATGGTTGATTCGTTCGTTCATCCAACAAAACTTTATGGAGACACAACAAAAAACTGCGAGCGCATCATTCGCACGTTTAACGATCGTTCAACTTCAACTGGTGTGATGCTTACTGGTGAAAAGGGTTCTGGCAAATCGTTGCTGGCAAAAATAATTTCAATTGAAGCTGCTGCGAAGTGGGGAATCCCAACTATCATCATTAATCAACCTTACGTTGGTGATGCGTTTAATAAATTCATGCAGGATATTGAACAACCATGTATCGTTTTGTTCGATGAGTTTGAAAAAGTTTATGACAACGAAGATCAAGAAAAAGCACTGACATTACTTGATGGTGTATTTCCAAGCAAGAAATTGTTTGTTCTAACATGTAATGATAAATGGCGAGTGAACGAACACATGCGTAATCGTCCAGGTCGCATTTTCTATATGTTGGATTTTACTGGTCTTGATCATAACTTTATCGTCGAGTACTGTAAAGAAAATCTGAAAGCACCAGAACACATTGAAAAGATTTGTTCAATTGCTGCTTTGTTTGAGCAGTTCAACTTCGACATGCTTAAAGCTCTCGTTGAAGAAATGAATCGTTATGGCGAAACACCACAAGATGCCATGAAGATGTTGAATACTAAACCAGAGTTCAACAATAAAGGTAGCTTTGATGTTCAACTGAAAGTTGGTGATAAAATCATTCCAGAATTACATCTTACTACCAAAGTTTGGGTGGGTAATCCATTAAATGGTTATGTCCACATCGATTATGAAAGACATGATGCGGATGGCGACTTCGACTACGTTGAAGTTACATTCTCACCAAACGATTTGAAACAAGTAGTGGCTCAAGAAGGAAAGTTTTCTTTTGTTTCCGACGACTGTCATCTAGTTTTGACTCGTAAGAAAGAACAATCATACAACTATTTTGCGTTTTAAGGAGAACTTATGCAAGAGCAAGAACTAAGTCCAATGGAGCGTTGGAAGCAAGAAAAACTTGTTAAGAAAGCCAAGAAGAAAGCACGTAACAGTGCCATGAAACAAGGTTATTCTAAATCAGAAGCAACTAAGTTAGTTAAGCAAGCTGTCGGTCGCATGATGAACAAACCACAGAAGAAAGCTGCTGGTCGTGGTGGTTGAACGACAGACAGTTCCACGTGATGCATATTTTATGCTCACAGTAAAGTGGAAAGGTGGATTCACCCATGATGTTGCTTGTCGTGGGTTCAAT